AGCAATATAATCACCATTAGTGATTGCTACTCCACCATTTCCACCGTAAATGCTACGGATATTAGTAAAGATATCTGCTTTATAGATGTCTTGAATAGCATCAACAATGATTTCTGTAGCCTGAGGAGATTTAGCAGCAGCAATCTTACCTACGAAAGAGCCAAGTGACTCAGGAGTTCCGCCTAGTACGCTATCAATAAGTCGCATTGACTCTTCAATATCGTCTGCAATTCTAGTGAATGCATCGCGTGTAGAACCAGGTAATGAGAAATCGTTAGACTTTTCTAGAACAAAATCACGCAAAGCAACACGATTAGCAAGTTCTTTTTCAGCAGCCTTACCTGTAACCTGTGAGAAATCAGCAGCCATATCTCATCATTACCACGAGCAGCAAATGTTAGTTTGCCTGCCTCTGGAAGGTCATCAAAGAATACTGCAGCGGTGAATCCCTCACCTGTGTTAAAGTAATCTGCAGAGATTCTGCTAAGACCATCAATAACATCTGCTTGCTTACCTGTATTCATAGCATTGTAAACGAACTCAGCAACTGCTTGTTCTGTTACAGCCTTACCTTCTGCGCTAACCAAGTTCTGTTCGTTCTTGATTCCTGCATTAAGTCGTTTCTGTGCTTTAGAAAAATCTACAGAGCCACGAGCATCGGCTGCTTGAGCCAACTTCTCGTCAGCCTTAAGGTATGCAACCTCTGCTTGACGAAGAATCTCTTTGGCACCAGCAGTACGCTCTTTAAGAAGAGCCTTCTCATCTTTAGTAAGACCTGTGCGCTCTTTGAACTCAGCAGCAATACGTTGATTTTCGCGCTGTGCTGCACCCTTAGCCTCTTTGAGTTGCTTTCCGCCACGGCCAATCTTTGTAAGTGCACCAGGTCCAAGAAATGTAAGAGGGTCTGTACCAATGTTGATTGTTGCATCAACGATTCCAGACATTACACGATATGTGGTGCTGTTAGGGTCTGCGCCAACAGTAGTCATTAATCCACGACCTAGCGTGAAGGACTTACCATTGATTTGTCCATAAGCAGCCATAGACTTAGCCTGTGCTTTGGAAACCTTTGAATCCTCTGAGATAAAGAAACCTGAACCAGTGTCAACATTTGTAGGGTTTGCAAGAAACGCACGACCCAATTGTCCTAGTTGAGTAGATTCACCAAAGATACCCTGTCCGACATCTTTCATTACCTGATTAAAATCTGGAGCCTTCTGGCCAGTTGAGATAGCGTAAGCATTACGACCAAGAGTAGTAAGAGAATCATAGATAGAACGTGTAGCAGCAAAGCCTACGCGAGTTGTTCCCTTAAGTGTTGAGTACAATCCATCACGGATATCACCTAGGATTGTCTTGTCTTTTTCAACGCTTGACTTAATATTCTTTTGGTTAGTTAAGTCTTGCTTTAATTGTGCAAGTCCATCAATAGATGCAAGTTTGCCGATTCCTGGTGTGTCAGGTGATAGCCCCATGCGAACAGCAGACATGATAAAGTCTTTGCTCTGATTAGGGTAGCGTGACATGAATGCATTGAATGTTTGATACTGCATAGGAGTAAGTGCTCCCATTTCAGCCTGAATCAAACGGTCCATTTGCACCTGAGAATTATTAAAGATACTTGTAGTTTTAAGTTTCTTATTCTTCTCAGGATTCCAGTAATCTAAAGATTGTGGCAATTAACGCCCCTCTTCTTCAAACGCCTCTAGAATACGACGAAGTTGTGGGGTTGGATTTGCCATGTACATAGCGCGTGCAAGAACTGATAGTTGGTCAGGTGCGTCAATAGGAGTCATCAATACTTCTGAACCAGGACCTTCACCAGCGTTGACGCCAGCAGTGATTGGTTCGTCAGGACGCTGTGTAGGCGCAAATGCTCCTACTGTAGGAATAGCAGAAGGCATTGGTTGAGAAGGAGCCTGTGCCATTGGAGCACCAGATGCTAATCCTTGTAGTTCTGCGCGTTGCCCATAAGCACCACCAGCAGATTCTTGAATTTTAGCATCACGCTGAATCTTCTTTACATTACCCAAGTCATTACGACGAGCGAACTTTCCTGGACCTCCAGGTACATCTGTTGCCATTTTAGTCCTCGTCTTCGTCTAAGTCTAAGTGTTTTCTTACATCATCTAATGTTGGTGCTGATTTCATCCATTCAGGATGAATCTCTTTCATGCCAAGAACTCCTAGTGAAATTTCAACTGAGAAGCCTGCTCTACGCAAGGCCTTATAAAACTCGTGTAACTCAATAGCGTACTGGTCTAGTTTCGAGTAGTTGTCATCAACTACTTGCTTCTTCCTTGTAGCCATTTAGTTTCCTTATCCTAAGCCTGCTAAAATTGATGCTAAGTCTGGTGCTCCGCCTTGTTGAGGGGCTCCACCAGAGGGTTGTCCAGGAGTTGCTGGGGACGGGGGCGCATTCTCAACTGGGCCCTGTGTGCCTGGTGGAGCCATCTCTGGCTGTACTGGTTGTTCAGGCTCGGGAGGAGTGAACACGGCCAATGCAGCAGCCTCTATGCTTTCACCTTTGCGACGACGCTCAATGATGTCAGCAATATTCTTAATAAGTGGAGATGGGTCTTGTCCCTGTGCAGCCAACGCTGGAATAGCCTGCGCGCTTGCTGTGATTGCAGCAGTTAAGTTTTCTCGCATTTTTTCAATTTCAATTCGTTGTTCTTCCTGTGAAACATTTACGCTCCATGGAAGTTCACGACGAATGAAGTCTTTTGACACTAAATCTGCACCTAGTGCTTGTAGAGAGAAAATCAGAGCGCGCGAAGGGTCTAATCCAGCCATCAAGCCATATCGGACTTCTACCGAAGTATCGCCCTTAATGTCCTTGCTTGGCAAGTACTTTAACTCGTACGGTGTGCCTTGCGCTACACCTCTGACGCTTTTCTCTTCATCGAATAGGATTTCATCCATTTCGAAACATAACTTCAAGACATCTTCAAACACCTCAGCAAGGATGGTTTGACCAGCCTTAATCTGAGAGTCGAAAGCGCCAAGAAGCGCCTGGACACCTTGGCCAGTAATAATACTAGCGTCGATGTTTCCAGTTCTACCTTCAGGATATCGAGCACCTAAACGCAATTCAGATTGGAGGGCTGATTGCTCCTGGAAAGTAGCAGCGGGAATGTCCAAACGAACACGCCCAACGGCATTAGGTTGATTGGTTCTGATAATCGCATCAGGACCCATTGGCATATCTAGTACATCATCAGGCACAACAAGCGGTGCTTGGATTGCCTTTTCGGCTGCTTCCATAGCAAGGTTTGCAAATCGTGCACGTGCCAACTGTACGAACAAAACATCATCGAACTGACCGCGTGGTTCACCATCTAGTGATGGACGAAGCGCGATACGAACAGTCATCTTACCCATAGGGTTCTTAGCAGATGACAAAATTAAATCATCACGAGCAGGCATGTAAAGAATAATTGATTCTTTATCCATGTAGCGAATAATATCTACTGGTGCATTAAGGTTCTGTTCAGTACCCCAGCGTCCCATAATACGATTTGCGTGCTCAGGGAACTCATTGACAAGTTCTGCAACAGTCTTTGAATAGCGCTTAGCATATGCAACTACACGACCAAAGCGGTCATTCTCATAGTAAACACCTAGCGGGTCTTCGACACGGATACGTGGAAGATTATTCTCCCAGTCTGGCTCAACGTGAATAGGCAAGAAACCATAGGAGAAGTACTGGTCAGAACCTGGATACATCTGAGTCTGCAAGCGTGATTGGTAAACATAGTTGTTAGCAATCATTGCACGCTTGTCAGCAAACTGACGTGCGCGGTCTGATGAGACATTTACTGCAGAGCAGTTGATAGAAGGCAGAGGTGCTAAAACTTCTGCAAGGTCGCGTGCAGCGACATCGACAAAGTTGGCAACCATGGCTTTGCTCATGCCCTCAGGAAATAGGTCAGGGAATACCTCAACCATTTTTCCTTGGCGCACAGCCAGGATGTTGGCCATGTTACCATCGCGCTCTGCAGCACGATGCTTCATAGCCTCCACGCGGCGCGCGATAATCTTGATGTCTGCCATTGTTATCCTAACGATTAATTAAAAAATTACTTAATGATTTTTTTAGCAACTGCTTTTTTAGCAACTTTTACTTTTGGAGTACTTGGGTACATTTCCTTTAGTTTTGCTTTTGTACCAGAATCCATTGATGCTACGGTCTTCTTAGCGCTAGTGACTCTTGCAGCATACGCCTTTGGGTCAATACTAACTTTGTTTGGTCCAATCTTTGGCATTTGTTTCCCCTTATTCGTCTTGACCAAATTCATAGTCGTTTAAGTTGACTATGTATCGAGTTTCTTTTTGGCGTTTAGTCGCCCACTTGTTTTCAATGTGGCTCTGACTCATTCGAGTAGTGCCAATAAGTTCTCTTGCACGTAATTCACAAAACCATAAAGCCATCACACAGTCAGTCTTACCTTTAGTGTCAGGCTTCCAAGTAATCAATTGTTGAATCAAAGCCTTGATACCTTCTGAGCCATCCTGAGATGGAATCTCCATTAGGTTATCATTCTGATGTGTGTTACCACGCATAGTCCCAAACAGTCCAGACATAGCAGCAACACCAAAACCAGTGTCCCACTTATTTCTGCCAGTGAACTGACTAGAAAATCTGACCCCCGCCGAGGCTAGGTAAGTACGTAGAACTTCATCTAAGGCGTAAGCCTTCTGATGTGCGTTAGTTTCGATACGTAGTTCCTGGGGTCGATATTTTTCAACCCATGCCTCAATTAATTTTTGAATCTTCTGTGGAGTAGGCTCTTGCATATTCTCCACATCAAGGATGTAGCGCTTTCTTGTCTGACGGTCAACCGTCATAATAACAGCAGCGGTATTACCACTCATCGCTGGGTCTAAGCCCATGATGGTGTACCACTGACCTTTTTCCTGAGGATGCCCAGGAGTTCCAGGCTTTAGGATTCCGCGTTTACGCATCCTGTTAACTGAACCTTGGACACATGAAGGTGGAAAGATGGAGTCCTCTTGGACGTCCTGTTGCTGATAAACCAATGCCCACGCACTCGGAGAGACCTCAGAGCGTCTACGAAACAGCGCGGGCCCATTCCACTTAGGATAAAGACCGTCTGCATCTGGTAGGATATCGTCTTCTGAACCCTCCCAGGGTACATTGGACTTAGGCCACAAGGTAACCCACTTCTCTGGGTCATCATCATACTCCAATACTGCTGGCATTGACATGTATGTAAACGGTGTCTTGCCACCCGTCCAGTGGTCAGGGTTGCGAATCTCTCGGTATAAATCATTAGAGGCAATACGTGTGCCAACAATCAGCAACTTACCAGAATCACCTAGACGTGTTACAACGTCTCGCTGCAACCACAGAAGTTGCTTTTCCCATTCATGAGCGTTAGATGTAGTAACAACGTCGTCAAGAATGATAAGGTTAGAACGGGCACCAGTAATCTGGCCGCCCACACCAAGGGCCTGAACAGTCGGGTCCTTTTCGGTGGAGTCACGACTGAGGTAGATACGGTCTGCTTTCCAGGTATCTGCATCCTCTTTCCATCCCCCAGTAGACCCATAGACGGCCTGCATTTTAGCCCACCGCTCATGAGACAGGCGCTGCTTAATTGAGTATAAGTATTCTTTGGCGCGCTCTTGAGTCTTTGAGACGATGGTAATCTTGATGTTCGGGTCCATGGCTATGCGGTAGACGCAATAGTTGACCGTGATGACTGTAGACTTGGCATGCTCAGGCGGGACGTTGAGAAGCAAACGCTTAGCCGAGGCTGGCTCATAAACCATAGAGGAGTGAATGTAACTTGGCTCACGTCCTTCAAGGACATCAATCCAGGAACGGTGATGTGGGAAGATAGGGCTGTCCAAGAACTCCTTTGAGAACTCTTCAAAGCCAATCTTAAACTTGCCATCCCCAGTTACGATAGAGAGGGTTTTCTCGCCTTCAAGGCGGGCCTTCTCAAGGGCCCTCATGAACTGGTCATCCTTGCGCCAGTCCTTCATCACGTCAGGCTTACGGTCAGCCCTGGCAATAGCATCTGGCAGGTCTAGTCCTTGCTTGACAAATTCTAGTACTTTGGCTTTAGCCTCACGTAAGGCCACCACATTGTGATGTTCCTTGCCACCTTTGGCTGCCATAATAACTCCCTCTTATAATCCCCCATTAAAACGAGGGAATATCCCCCTTATCGCTCGGCTCGTTTACGAGCCTCGCTACCCCCTCGAGTGTTCGTGGCTGGCATCAAAAGCCAGCCCTTACGGTCTGTCTTAGCCACCCACTCACAGTCAGATAAACTCACTCTGTACTAGTCGTTCGTTTATCGTTACATATATACTAACCCGTTCAAAATAGAAAAACGAACGCACTGATGTGCAGAATGTGACCAAGGTCACTAGAAATATGTGTATAAATACGGACAATACGGGACATTCCCGTAATACTGGTAAAATATTTTTGTGCGATAGTATATAGTCTAGCGCGCCAGCGCTATAACAACTGGGGTCGCGCAGCGACTCGTAGTTGGAGCCACGCGTGGCGATTGAACGCGTGCCTCTCTGGCGAAGAGCGGGTGCAGGGCTGGCCCTGCCCGTTTTTAATAAAGAGCGCGAAGCGCTATTAATCTTTTTCCGAGCGAAGCGAGGCGGTTTTTATTCGAACACTTGTTCGTATTCGTATTGGCTCCGCGTTTGTGTTGGGTGACTTCA